CGTATTGCGCTTCCGCCGAACTCGACGAGCGGGGGGCGCGGCCAGCGCCCTCCGCGAAGACCGAGGCTGTGAAGGCGCGGGCCATCCAAGCCTGTCGAAAGGTTTTTTGACGGGTTATTGAATTTGCGCCATCAATGCCTGCTGAAGCACGGAGGAAAAATTGATGTGCCGTTTTTCGGCTTCGTCGTTGAGCCATTGCGGGATGCTGAGGGTTTTTTTGACGGCCTTTGTGCGCTGCTTGAACGCAAGGGGATCGGCGGCGACCATGGAGACAAAATCCTCTCCATCCGCATGAAGCGACTGAATGCGGCCGGGCTGCGGCAATTCCACGCCGCGATCCATGAGGGAGCACAGATAGCCGCCCAGCGCGGCAGACGCCTGCGAGACCGCCTGCGCCGCGTCGTCCCCTTCGGACAGGCAGCCGGGCAGGTCGGGAAACTCCACCCAATAGCCGTTTTCCTCACAGTGGAAAATTGCGGGATAGGCTTTAACCATGGGAACACCTCCTCAAAATCAGTCAGGGGGGCGGGGCTTATTTCAGCCCCGCCTGCTTGAGAATCGCGTTCAGGAGACCGGGTTTCAGGTCCTGATTCCCGTGGACGGGAACCGTGATGGTCTGGCTGCCCTTGACCATGATGTAGTGACTGCCGTGGATTCGGTCAATCTTCCAGCCATGGTCGAGCAGCAGCCTGACCACCTCTTTGCCGCTCATCGTCACTAGCATTCCCTCCTGACATTGTTTATTATAATACGTATCTTACGTATTGTCAAGGCTTTTTGAAAAAGCGGACAGGGGAGGCGTTGGCATGGAGGTTTACTGCCATAACGAAGCGTTTTGGCAAACCCGGCCGTGGCGTAAAAGCGCCCGCGCGGGAGTTTTCTGAACGGGCGGCTGTGTTTTGCGCACAGCCGCCTGTGCGTTTTTTTGAAAGAACATGCTGGAGGATGAGGCAGTGAAACTGGAAGAGTATTCTTTTTTATATAATGCCGCTGCTTATTTTGCGGCCAAGGAACATTTTGGAGCAAAGGAACGCGCCGCACTGGAGGCTCTTCGGCAGAAAACGCCTGATGATGAGAAAAATACACAGGCATACAAACAAGCTGAAAGCGAGCTGGAGGACGCCGCGAACAGACAGAATTTTGTTTCTCTGATTACGCAACCCACACAGGAGGGATTTGAGGCGCTATGCTGGGCAGTGGCGGAGCTTGCCACTCAGGGAGAGCTACTTCGCCGCCACATGGGGTATGAACCGCGGGAGCTGCTAACAGCGGAAAAGGTTCGGCGCGAACTTGCTCCCCATCAGGTTACACAAGCCATATCGTTTGTGATGGCAGCTGTGATCCACGGTATCCATGAACCTTCGGACGCTGATGACGAGGTGGACGAAGTTCTGGAAGAACTTCAAAAAAAAACGGGAAGGAACTGACCCTGCCCGATTACCTTGGGCTGTCATTGGAAATGGGGCTGAGCATGAAAGAAGCCATGCTGATGGAGATAGCAACAGTATACAGTGTTTACCGGATACGGTTTGACAGACGAAAGGCAGGCCGTCAGAAATGAGTACGACGCGCGATGTCAGCACAAGACTGATTTTGCAGGGCGAGAAGGAATACCGCGCCGCCATGCAGCAGATCAGCCGGGAGTACCGGGTGCTGGAGAGCGAGCTGAAAAAAGTCGACAGCGATTTTGAGGGGCAACGGAATACCCTTGCTGCACTGGAAGCCCGACACAAGGCGCTTAACGATGTGATCGCCCAGCAAAGCCAGCGGCTGAAAACGGAAAAGGATGCTCTGGAAAATGCCCGTAAGCTGCAAGAGGATTATGCCCGTCAAGCCGCTGCCGCCCGCCAGTCCCTGGATGAGCTGATCAGCTCAACCGATGACGCGGCGAAGGAAACCGAAGAATATAAGGATGAGGTCGCCAGGCTCCAATCGGAGATCACAAAGAACGAAGCCGCAGAAACCAAATGCGCACAGGCTGTTGCCAATCATACGGTAAAAGCCAATGATGCGCAGGTGAAGCTGAATGCGCTGAACCGGGAATTGGCCAGCAACGGCAAATATCTTGATGAAGCGAAAAACAGCGCGGACGGCTGCGCCAAGAGCATCGATGCTTTTGGACGTGAAGCATCGGAAACAGGGGATGATGCTTCGCAGATGACGCAGCAGGTAAAGGCGGGTGTGGACGCCTTGTCCGCTGCCCTGGCTTCCGCCGGTACTGCTGCTGGGCTGGATAAGATCCGGGAAGCGATCGAAGCGTGTATCGCGTCGTCAAGAGATTTTGAAAGCGCCATGGCTGGGGTGGCAAAAACCACGGACATGAGCGACGGTGAACTGGCAGCGATGGGTGACGCTTTCATGGAAATGAGCACGCGCATTCCATTGAGCGCCAAGTCACTGGCCAACATTGCCGAAGCCGCGGGGCAACTGGGCATTGCCAAAGAGGACATTACCGCATTTACGGAAGTGATGGCAAAGCTGGGCACTGCAACCGACATGACCAGCACCGAGGCCGCCACCATGCTTGCGCAGTTTTCCGCCGTGACGGGTATGGACCCCGGCTATTATGCCAACCTTGGAAGCAGCATAGTGGCCTTGGGCAACAATTTCAGCACGACGGAAAAGAAAATCACCGAAATGGCCCAGGCTACCGCAGGCGCGGGAACGAACGCGGGTATGAGCGAAACGGATATTCTTGCGCTTTCCGCAGCCGTAACAAGCCTTGGCATAGAGGCGACCACGGGCGGCACCAATATGAGCAGCCTGATCGGCGAGATGCAAACCGCTGTGGAAACCGGCAAGGATCTGGACGAATGGGCTGCCGCCGCCGGAATGACAGCGACGGAATTCAGCGCACTTTGGGGCGTTGACGCTACCGAGGCGCTGCGGGCGTTTATCCTGGGAATCGGCGACACCGAGCAGAGCATGCTGCTTACGCTCAAAACACTGGGGATCACCGAGGAGCGAACCACACGCATGATCACCAGCCTCGCCAATGCCGAGAAGAAGAACGGGACGCTGACCAAGGCGATCACGCTCAGCAACAAGGCATGGCAGGAGAACAATGCGCTCAACAAGGAAGCCGCCACGCGATACGAAACCACCGACAGCAAAATTCAGCTCTACAATAATTCGGTGGATGATTTGAAAATTGCCGTAGGCGACCAGCTGACGCCTGCATTGGGCACCCTTGCCGAAACGGGGGCGGACGTGGTTGGATGGGCAGCTGACTTTGTGGAGCAGAACCGCTGGCTGGTACCGGCCATTACCGGCGTTTCCACAGCGCTGGGCGTGCTGACTGCGGGTGTGGTGACGGCAACCGTGGTGGTGCCTGCTCTGAAAGCGGCATGGACGGCCCTGACTACAGCGTTGACTGCATCGCCCTGGCTGCTTGCGGCAAGCGCCGTACTGGGCCTTGTGGCCGCTTTGGGTACCTGGGCCACAAGTACCAAATCACAGGTCGACGAACTGACCAGTGCAGCGCAGGCGCTTCCGGAGGCATTTGAAAGCGCAAATGATCAGTATGAAGATAACCTTGCCCAGATCGAGGGGACAGCGGCCAAAGCGGATGCGCTGATCGAAAGGCTAGCTGAGCTGGAAGCCAAGAACGCGTCCACCGGTCTGGATTCGGATGAATGGCGGGAATGGAACGCGCTGCTCGGCTCCCTGGTGGAAACCGTACCGGAACTGTCCGACAAGATCAATCTTCAAACCGGCGAGATCGATGGCGGAACAGCGGCGCTTAAGCTGAATACAGACGCCTGGAAGCAGAACGCCATCGAGCAGGCCAAGGTGAAGGCGCTTCAATCCCAATATGACGCTTATGCCGCCACCATCAGCGAGCTTGAAGAAAACCGCATCAAGCTGACCGTCGCTACCAAAGAGGCAGAGGATGCGGAGAACGCCTACCGAGAAAGCGTACAGAGGCTGACCGAGGCCACGGGTATAACCGAGGAGCAACTCAACAGCACCGGAGATGCCGCCGCGCTGCTTGCCCTTACCCTTGCTGGAAGCAGTGCGGAGTATGGTCCGTTGGTGGAAGAGGTTATCCGCCTGGGAGAAGAAAACCGGGAAGCGCAGCAGAATGTGGAGGACCTGACGAACGCTGTCGCGGAAGATGAAGATGCCGTAGCATCCAGCAGAGAAAGCCTTGAAGCCTATAACGAAGCGCTTGGGGCGCTGGATGATGTTTCAGGCGGCGCGGCAGGCGGGATCGGGGAACTTACCGACGCACAGAGCGATCAGGTGGCGCAGTTTGAAACGCTGCAACAGAAGCTGACCGAGCTGACGGAAGCATACGAAAAGTATTATGAGGATGCGCTGAAAAACATCAGCGGCGTGGTAAGCGGATTCGACGAGGTTACAGAGGCGGAAACCAAGTCGATCGATGAAAGCATGAAAGCGCTGGACAGCCAGCTTGCCTATCTGACCGATTATTCGGACAACCTGCTGAAGCTGAAAGAATTGGCGGATGAGGGCGGCATTGCGCTGAATGAAAACCTTGTGGCCAAGCTAAGCGACGGCAGCGTGGAAAGCGCGGCCATATTGCAGGGCATAGTGGACGATGGCGGGGACAAGCTGGCGGACCTGAACGCCAAGTTTGGCGAGGTAGAAACGGGGAAAAACACGTTCGCCACCATCGTTGCGCAGATGCAGACGGATTTCAATGCCAAAACCGACGCCATGGTCCAGCAGATGCGAAGGATGGTAGATGGACTGGATCAATCTGAGATTGCCAGTGCAAACGTAAGAAAAATTGTAAGTGATATGAATGCGGCGCTTGAAGCGGGGGTTGCGGAAACCCAGGGGATCGTAAACAGATACAATCAGGCGCTTGCCGCGCTGGGGCGCGTGCGCACGGCGAAACTGACCAGCCATGCAGCCGGACTTACGAGTGTACCATATGACGATTATCCCGCGAATCTGCATAAGGGCGAACGGGTATTGACGGCATTGCAGGCGCAGGCATTGGACGCACAGAGCCGCGTAAGCGTGTATTTCCCCGCGCCCGATTCACGGCCCGCAGCCCCGACAGTTTCCGTAGCGCGACAGACCGACCTGGACTATCGCCAGATAGGGATGGAGGTTGCCAACGCGCTGGACGGGATGAGTGTGGTGATCGACGGCGAACAAGCCGGGCGGATTCTGGCGGCCTATGTTTCGCAAGAACAGGGCAGCGCTTTGAATGCCGGGCGGTTTTCGCTGTGACAGGAGGAATGCGGCATGAAAGAGCTTTATCCGGTACGCCTGAACGGCGTGGGCCTGAATGCCATTGACGCGCGCTTCCATGTTGCGGATGTTGAGGAGGAAGGCCCGAAAATCAAGGTGACGACCCAAAGCAGAGCAAAGTACGATGGCCTTCGGATGATACGGCGGGGGGGGGGGAGGACGGCGCCCCCCGCGCACGGGGGGCGTTC